CAATAATTACTGAATCCATTGCTCTTCCCATAGCCGCAGCTGCTGCTTTAGCATAAGAAGAAGTCGGATCGATTAACATACGAATTTTATCCGCATCGTCAATCAAGTCTGCCCATTCATAAGTCGCAGTAGTTAAAGCTCTGCGGCTATGAGGCATATCGATTTGTGGAGTTGCTCCGTGTCTCGATGTTCTTAGTTGAGCTGTAGTTTTGCCGATTTGCTCAAAGAAAGATTGTTTACCTTTAATTGATTCGACATCTACTGCACCTCTAAGTTTTGATCCCATTTGCTGGGATAGCATCTGAACATTAGCGGAATATTGCTCCACAAAAGAAGTTGTTACATTTACTGACATAACAATTTTCCTTTCATAGTTTTGGTTAAATCGGTTAGCTTATCCATCATGGGGCTTTCCTGGATTTTAAATCTTTTAGATTTCTAGTCTTTCCCAGCTGTCTTGATCGCCTTTCGGTTGTGATCTATCCTACCATTCCTGGTTGGAAACTTATTTCGGGATTATCTCGTGGTTTCTTTTCCCGTAATTCTAATACTTGCTCTACTGCCTTATCGTGATCTGGATGTGTCTTATTCCAGTAAGGCATATTAGGTTGTGTTAATTCTGCAATTTGTTTATCAATTTCAATTGGTGATAAGAAATTAGTATCACCTTCTGCTCGAATAACATCCTCACCCATCTTATCAGCTATACCCATAAACATTTTTATAATAGCGGGATGATCTTTAAATGTAGATCCATCTGCTAAAGGTATATTTAATATTTCTTCACTAGCAAAAGTTTGTGCAGCTTGTCTTGCTTTCATTACACTTGGCTCAAACTGTTGACCTAATTCTTTTCTTAGCTCTAACTCTTGTTGGTGTTTTTGTTGTTCTAAATCTCGTGTTGCAGCCTCGGTTGCACCCTTATTCATTTCAGTATAATAATCTAAAATGCCCTGGGCTTGTGGAGTAGATAACCCTAACTTATGTACTGATGTTTTAAAATTATCTAATGCATCTGGATTATCTGTCTCATAATTAATTTCATAATTTTTTGCGTCATCAGGTCGACCCGCAGCTGTATAAAAATTATTCCAATCTTCATCCGAAAAATTTTTATTTGGTTTAATTATTTTATCAGCACCAATCATACTCTCCGCATTGACATAACTTTTTGCCAGGGATTCAATTGAACTAAATTTTTTTAATGATTCATTTGTTTGTAAATCTTCTGGTAATGAAGAGATCCAAGTTGTTTCTTGTGGTGTTGGTGTTGCTGGTTGTTGGATTGCTCCAGGCTGCTCCGTTTGTTGTTCGGGTGCAGTTGTCTGATTTTCTTCCATCTACTTATCCTTTGTGTTTAAAAAATTATTAATGTGAAGAACAACACTACGCTGCCCCTCTCTTACAAAAGTTTCATTTGCATTGTCTGGTACAAATGTACTTGATGTAAAAAAACATCGCCTTTGTAAATCTGCTAAAACTCGTATTCCTTCTTCGCTAGTAAATACAAATTTATAATCCTTAATTAATTGTGCAATTACATCTTCTGGTTTAACCGCCACCCATTACCTCCTTTAATGCTGGTGTTGCAGATCCCGCAGCTTTTGCCATTTGTTCAGCTTGATCTAATTCTGATTGTGCTGCTTGTGCCTCTTGTCTTTCTTCTCTCATCTGCTGTACTTCACCCTCGGAACGTAAAACTTTAGCTGGTACACCAAGTACATCCGCCACATGACTTGCCATTGCATCGGTATCTAATATATCCATGACAGGAGCTAGTTGGTTAAGTGGTGTTAAGATTTCCATTGCTTGTATAATTGCCTGGACATCTTGACCTCGTTGAGCTTTTGCTAATGGAGAAACGTATTCAATATCTATTTCTAATCCTTGTAAATCTTCTGGAGCTGGTGGCAATGCACCTTGACGCATGAGTATTGCAAAAGACCTGGAGATAAGTGGTCGTAACATCTCTGCTTGTAACCTACCAAGAACAGGAGCAAGTAATCGCATCTTCTCCTCATTTCTTTTCATTACCTCAGTTGCGGTCATTTGCACATTTTGTTCCATTAATATCTGATCAACAAAGTATGCTTGTTTAATTGCTTGTCGTCTTTGCTCTTCCATGTTTAACCCAACAGGAGTATTGGCTTGGATTTGTAATGGCTCTATTCTATCTCGTGATCCAGATCTGTAAAAATTTAATCCTCCTGGAGTAGTCTTAATAGGTAAAATAAAACTATCATCGGGAACTAATAAAGGTGGATCAATTTGTTTTTGTGCAGCTCTAATTGTCGTTTCTGACATTTTATTAACCATTTTAATATCTGCCAGGGCAATCATGGATGGAGATCTGCCATAGACTTCAAAGCTCGATTTTGACCACCTAGGAATCAAATAAGGAAACTCCTCAAAACCACCAAGGGAGATCATCTTCATGTCCTCTGGGTCAAAATATGCGGACATAAAAGGCATACTTTTGTTATCTACTTTGTATGGGTTAGCATCATCATTCGGCATTACTGCATGAACAATAGTGAGATCCATATAAGGATCATCTTTTGCTACTTTTTTAATTCTTTCCGATACATTTTCCTCACCAAACATTTCCACAATATTTCGTGCAGCCATTTTACACTCACGAAATACTGTATCAATTCTGCCTTTAGAATTTTCCTGGATATAAATTTCTTTAATGTGTCTTGTGGTAAATCGTAAAAGATCATTCGTATCATTTTCAATATACATACACGCAGTACCAAAGGCACATAAATCTAAATACAGCTCATGTACTTCTTGTTGAAAATTAGATCTATCAAAAGCAATATACATTGCCTGGTTAGCAGCCTCTAACCATTCATTGTTTTCATCGGTTGCTAAGTTTGGATCTTTATAACGTAAAGAAAACCAAGGGGTTGCCGCATTAGTCAACATACCATGGAGGGAGGAAGATAGTAAGTTGAGGGCATGAAGAGCAGTACCATCGTATATTTGTTCTGTTCTCTTATCTCCCCTTGTTCTCTGTTTTATTATGTCTGCTCTTTTTGGCAGTACATAATCAGCGATCTCTTGCCAATGGTTTTCCCAATTGGATCGGAGATCAGCTAACTTTTTATACCTATTGTATAATTCTATAACTGGCATTTATTGTCCTAACGTAGTTTTCTTATCACCACCACCAAGAGATGCTTTCACTACTCCTAAAGTATCAGTAATAATATTTGATTTCTTTGGTGGTTTCTTTCCACTCATCTTTGCGTCAAATCGTTGTTTGTATTCTTTGTAAGCCTTATCTGGAGTAGCAGCATCTTTTACTGCTTTACCAGCATCTAACCGCATTAATGTTCCCCCTACGCCTGGCATTCCTAAAGATAAAGCCCCTACCATCAAACCCTTCATTTTATTTTGTGATTGCAACATATCTTTTGAAATAGGTACTGATCCTAATGCTCCACTTGGATTACCTGTACCCATTGCTGTTGAATATCCATCATTACCAAATTTAGCAGCTGCTCCTTTAGATCCTGTTATGTATGACTTACTAACTTTCTTTCCCGCTTTTCTTGCCGCAGTATATCCAGCTTGATCGGTGCGAATAAAGTTACCTCCATCTTGAATAAAGAAACTTCCTACTTTAGCCAATTTTTCATCAACTAATTTTTCATTCATTGCTTGTGATACTGCACCACCATACATTGTATTACCCGCAGCCAATTGTTTTTCCATTTCTTGATTACCCGCAGAAGTAACAGCCGATACATTATCTTTACGTTCATTCTCTCTTTTGTTTTTTCCCGCTGTTGTTTGCCCCATCTTATTGACCTAACTTTTTCTTATAAACAACATTAGGATCATCCATCAAACCTTGTTGCCCTGTTAATACTGTTTCAATTTTATTGGCATTACTTGATTGTATTGCTTTTGATGCAGTTGCATTTTGTGAATACGTTGGCGTTGCATTTGGTACGGGTGGGCGTGGTGGTGGCGGTGGCGGGGGTGGTGGTTTCTTTGGTCGTAAAAATCCCATGTTATGCTCCTAAAGGGTTGTAGTCATTATCTGCTGCAAATTGTTTTGGTCTTGCATCATTCAAATCCATTTCTTGTGTCGCCACAGCTGCGGTCATAAAGCTGTCGCAATAGTGTGAACTCCAATCGTGGACAGGCTTAGAATAGGTACGTTGTTTATCTAAATACTTTCGGTGATACCATTTAAGCGAATCTAACAGCGGCTTGGAGTTTTCTAAATCAAACCAACATTTACTCAAAAAAAGTTGTGCTGCATGAATCTGATCTTCCTTGGGTAACTTAGGACAAACCTTTACAGGTCTAAGCCCCAAACTATATGCATACTCTTTTCTTGATTTTCCTGTGGACATCTCTCGTGTTTCAATGTCGTGAGGAAAAATAAAATTCCTATAAAAATAATCTCGTTCTCTTATAACCTGGGCATAGTGATCTAAGCCTTCATTGTTATTAGAGTACGTATCAATAATATTAAAACTTCTTCCAATCTGTTGCATAAAAATTAAGCAACATTTATCCGAGATACCTAAATCAAAATACACATCTACTGGATAGCCTGGATCATAAGGCACTCTTGTTATATGTTTCTTCTCTTCTATCTCCTGGACAAACTTTGCAAAGATAGCACCACTTCGGTTAGCCATCCATGAACATTCCATTTCCTGGTCATACTGATCTGGTGTCATCAGCTTACGCATCTGAGCTAATTCTTTATCATCAACTAATTTAGTTTCAGATACTTTCCAAGTAACAGTAAACCATTCGGGATCTACTTTTGCTTTTTCATGCAAGTTATAAAATTCATCCATTCCGTTAGGAGTACCGATAAAGCAAACTCCCCCTTTTCTATCCGCAATAGCTGGGCGAATAATCTCGGGAAACATCCTGGCATCCATCTGTGCATACTCATCACAGAATACATAATCAAAAAACTGCCCCCTGGCACTATCTGGATTTTCTGCCCCGAACAATTGTATTCTTGATCCATTAGGAAAATCTGCTCTTAATTCTGTTTCGTTGTACTTCATTCCAGGTATGACCCTGGTGTACATTTTAATCATATCCCAAGAGATCAATTTTATTTGAACTCTTGTCGGTGCAAACATTGCTCCTCTAAAGTTTTCTCTATCAGTAGTTAAGGCTAACTTAACTAAATGATTCACGCCAAACGTGGACTTGCCTCCTCGCCTGTGCATGACGCACACGCCAAAGCGGTATTTGTTTAATTGGTTATGCAGCTCTTGTTGCTGCGGTCTTGGAGTATATGGAATTGATATTAACTTTTCCATTAATGTATTGTTTGTGAAATGCCTAATTCAGCATTCATGTTGTTAATACCAAACTGCTCCATCAATAAATAACAAAGGCTCTTTGCCTCTAAGTCTGTATTAAAGCCTGTGAACTCTATTGTTATTTTTTTTGTATTTTCGTTATAAATTAACGATGCGTAAAAATTATTTTCGTCTGTGTACGTCAATGTTTTGATCTCCCGATATATATATATAAACAGCGGACAGTATTTTTCTGGGTATATGGGCTGTCATATTTTCAAAAAAACAACCAAAAACCAGGAAAAAACAAAATCCAAATCGTAAAACCAGGATTATTTCCCAGACCTACGCATTACCTAGGCGATGTTCATTCCAATACCCATAACAAAAACTAAAAGAATGGTAGCATTTATGGTAGCATCGGACTTCATATCGTGTGTGCGAGAGCTTTCACTCTGCCTATCAAAAAACCGACCTAAGCCCCTTTGTTCTTATCTTCTACCTGTTTAGTGCCATCATCCCATATAAACTTATACGTTACGTTGCTGTCTTGTTCGATCTTACTCTTATCACCATAAACCCAATGAGCTTAGATGCAGCCCAACGATAGTGATGTAATCTCTCCCTATTCCATTGGACATCTTGCGGCTTAATATCTTGCGATAATAAATCAAAGCAATGATCCAAATGAGTTGCAGCTCCTACCGATCTTGCAGCCATAATCTTATCTGCAATCTCTTGGCTTTCTCTCATCCATTTGTAAACAGCAGATAAACTAGGATAACCCTTTTGCTTTGTTATCGAGGTCAATGTGTTCCCCAGCTGTATCTGTTCCAGGATCTTGTCTAAGTAACTCTTCAAGTTTGTTGGCATTGTTTTTATACTGTCTTAAATTTGCATATGCTTTTCTTTTGCCTTCAATAGTTTTAGCACCTGTACTCATACCGCCATGATATTTACAGCGACCACTTTCCAACGCTTTCGCCTGGCAAGGATTGCCATCATATTTGCGTCTAGCTCCACAAGGAATTTTTTTAGAAGGTCTGCCTACCATTTAGACAAAAAAAAAGATGGAATTAAATCCATCATATTAAGAATCATAAGTTATTTTGTTAATAATGTAAAGTTTATTGATATTTTTCTTTACAGTTTTATTAATTCTATAAGCGGTGATGATGAGAGCTTCCAAATACTTTTCTCTAATCCATTGACGAGATAATTTAGTTTTCTTTCCTAACCATACCCATGTTGCACCTTTTGCCTTTGCCCAGATAACTTTTCTCATGTTCATATCTTCAATCTCCATCAGTATCTGCGTTGCTAATTCCCAACGATCTATCTGTATTTGCTCTGGAACAATACGAATTAAGTCATTAATCTTAGTGTAACCATACGAAGTAACTTCATCGGGATAATCAACCCAACTGCTCATCTTTTGCTTACGCAAGTAATGCGGCATTAATCTATCTGTCTCTGCTGCATCATCAAATAATCTAATCAGATCAGTAAAATCAATCTTATCACGATATTTTCTTTTCTTTTTAGTCAATGCTGAGGAGATGCTTTGCATACTTTCTTGCCTTTGCTTTTTGTTTGTAGTTTCCTTCATTCATTATTTTAAACCAGGAAATAAATGTATCAGTTGATAATGCTTTTTTCATATTCCCTATAATCCATTCATCTGTTCCTCTTGCTGCGTAAGTTCCTTGCTTTACAGCTTGATAATTTGAATTACTGTTCTTCGCTATATTCTTAATCATTTTATCAAGATAAGACTTATCCACTTTTCCCCCCTTTTAAAATTGTGATTTCCTCTTCTTCTAAATAAGTTCTTAAATTAGTTCGTAGGAAAATATGTTCCTGGTCTTTTGGAAAGTTCTTTCCTGTAGCTTGGAAGAATTTTTCCTGTAGCTTGAAGTCAATGGCATACATTGTGGAAAACCCCACGTTGCCTTTTTTTATAATTTTGATGTAACCATGCAGCATTAAATCTCTTAACCCATTGCGAATACTTCTGTCGGTAGTTCCTATATCCCTGGACATCCGCAGCTGTGATGGATTGCATTGCCTGGTCTTATCGTTGTAATAATTACACAACAAAAACAACACTCTCCTGGCAACAGCTGACAACCTGGGATCTGCCTGGGCAAATAAATTTAATTTCCATTTATCAACGAGGGGCATTTTTTACCAATTTTGCCGCCTCTTCCAAAATGTCCTCATCCATTGTTTTCCAGGTGTATAAATTTTCCATGCATATTCGTTTTAATCGTGCAGCTGTTCTATAAACTTCATCAGAATAATTGCCCTGGGGCAGCTGTCTGTTTTTATAACTTGGAATAACTTGATCCAGGTTTGGTTTTATTTGTTCCAACAATTCCAACCCTCCACGATTTGCACATCTTCTACACAACCAATGGGGATAGCTTGGGATCTCCCAGCCTCATCATCTTTTTTATCTGTTGGTATATCTGCTGATATTTTTATTTCATTATCAGTAATTTGTGCAACCCATCCAACACTTAGTATAGCTGGGCAGTTAGTTTCTTTTATTGTGTCAAGTGAATGCCATCCATAATCAATCTCTTTTGCGTCAATCCAGCGGATTACAACTAAGTTACCGAGATAAGTTGAGGAAATCATTAGCAGTTACTTCTCCATTGGTGTTATCTCGTATCTTGATCATGCGGTCTGCTCTTGGTATTGTATTGCCCTGGCAATATCTTTTTATCTCTTGCGTTGGATTTTTGAGATCTTGCAACCCAATCTGCCTGGCTAATTGAGTAAATGAAAGCTGATATTTTGTTCTATATTCTTCTAAAGTCATATTGCTAATTTATTTATAGTAATTAGCATTATTTGCAAATAATAAAAATATAGTTTGCAAAACAAAACAATAGCATTTAAAGCTAGTTGGCATATGGTTAGTGCAATAATGAATGACAAGATTAAGGATGCTATTAAAGCTGCTGGTATGCAACAAAAAGAAGTTGCAAAACGAATTGGCATTAATGAAATACATTTTAGTAAAGTAATAAATAAAAGAGTTTCATTAACACCACAGATGGCAGAGAAGTTAGCTAATATCAAAGAGTTACAGTTAGAAAAAAAAGAATTATTATTTCCAAGTTTAGATTTAGAAATAGCTGGTCAATTTTGGTCTGG